AGGCCATAACTTATTTTAATTTATACGCTGTAAGATAATGAAAAACATCGGTGAGCCAAAACTCTAAATTCTGAATTGATTGGCCTAATAAATCTTCATTGTACATTCTAACAAAACCTGCTTTATCAAAAGTTAAAGACGGATTATCTAAAATATAATGTATTTCTTCTAAGTCGGGTTCGGGTATAATAGGTGCGCTTATATCCATTAATTTCTCGTTAATTAACAACTGATTTTTAAAGTTGCATATATTTTCGTATAATGGATGAGTCCCACGTTTATCCGCGCTTAAAGTAAGTATATTACTAAATTTTATTTTGTCTTCACCTTCTAATTCTGGGAATAGTTTGAATAGTTTTTTAGGACCTATGCCTTTTACTCCTGGTAGATTATCACTGTTATCACCCAACAGAATTTTGTAGTTTATATAGTTTTGGGGATATAACCCAAAATCTTCTTTCACTTTTTTGGGTGTGTAGTATATCTTTTTTATAGGAGAATAAACTGACACTTTGGGGCTCACTAATTGTAAGAAGTCTTTATCAGCACTCATTATCACTACTTCTTCAGGAAGTTCATTTGCTAAGTATCCTATAACATCATCTGCTTCAATTTTATCTATTGATATCATATCAACAGGTAGAAGTTTTAGGTATTCTATTAGCCTTAATAATTGGTGAGTAATAGCTTCTGATTCTTCTTGTCTGTCAGCAAAACCATCAAAGTTAGTTATGCGGGTAATACTCCTATTTCCTTTGTAATCGGCGTACAGGTTCTTTTTATTGTTAGTACTTCCCACTCCATCAAACACAAGAATTACTCTTGTTGGTTTAATGTGTCTAATAATAAAACCAAGTGATTTCAAAAAACCCGTCAGGCCACCAATATGGTGGCCGTTCGGATTTATATGATTGATCATGGCAAAACTTCTCAGAAAAGTATTCATCGAATCTATAAGAAGTACTCTACTATGTGAATGTAGTGGTGCTTCTTTAGTATTCGTTATATTTTTGAGTATATCTTTAAAATCATTCTTCAACATCTACTATAGCGCTTATTGTGTTTTCATCTACGTCGTCTGTTTCTTCAACAACGTCAAAATCTGTTGTACCTAAAACCTGTAACCATTCATGTGAGTGTTCTTTCTTATACTCATCAACTGCCTTTTTATCATCTTCAATGAAACCATGGACAGTCATAATGGCTGAGCCTTTACTTGTAACACCTGTAATATGGTTTTTGTCAACAGATATTTTAGTGCGCTTAGCGAATTCTACATCTTTACCATTCTTAGTAGCTTTGATCTTATTAGTACCTGGGTTAGTGATGTTACCAAATGTAATTACTAAACTAGAATCAAAGAACATGGTGTTACCACCTTTATTCTTCATTTTCGGTTGTTCCATTGGTGATCCTGGTTTATCAACCCATACTTTATTTACTGCTACTAATGTATTAGTATATTGGTATGTTTCTTTTCTTGATAGTACAACTTTCTGGTTAATAAAATTACCAAATTGTTGAGACATAGCTCCAGCATTCCATTCGTTGTTGTTCTTATTTGATTCAACACTTAATCTACATGGAATACTACCTACTGAATCCCAGAAAAAGCATAAGTCATAAGGTAAATTACCTTGTGCTTGTTCATGTAATAGATCAGCTATAAATGAGGCTACATCTTCAACTGTATTTAGTTGACCTCTATCAGTGTATAAAAAGAAACCTTTATAATCAACAATCTCACCTGTTGTTTCATCCACAATAGGATTAATTTCAAATCCCATTTGTTGTGCGTGTTCCCAACTCCACTTCATCTCAGTAATGATAAAAACAGGTAAAATACCCATCTTTTGAGCAGCTACTGCTGCTTCCAACATCGCAGTTGTTTTACCCGTATCCGAGTGACCACGTAACAAAGTTATGTGGCCCATCGGTATACCAGGTATTGACAATGTATCTTGGAAAGCTTTCGAAAGTGGAATCCAACGTTGTGGTTTAAACTTCACAGGTTGATCTAAATACTTAGACTGTTTAAATTTGTCTAAGTCAAACGTACCCTTAATTGCTTGTGAAACACTAGCGTTTAGACTCTTTTTTTCTCTAGCCATGATTAGTCATTAAATAGGTCATCAAATTCTTCTTCGTCAAATCCTTTTTTCTTAGCACTTGTATTAAGCGCAAAAGATGATGGAGCAGGTGCTTGTGTTTCTTCAACAGCTGCTTCTTCAGTTTCAGTTGGCTCTAACCATTCCATTAGTATGTTTTTCATTTCTTCAAACTCATACTTTTTGTAATGTTGAAGCACATCTGGTTGTTCACTGATCCATTTTTTGATTTGTTCATTGTCTTCACTTAGAGCAGATGTCTTAGGTTTGATACGAACAGATGACTTGTTGTACTTAGTACCTGTAACTTCAGGTCCAACAGTATCAATTGTCATGTCTCTACCATCCATTACGTCTGTGTAATCAGCAATATCTTCATCCTCAGCAATGCTAAGTAATTCAAGATACATTTCTTTACCAAATTCCCACAAACGAACACCTTTTTCTTCTTCACCTCTTACAACAACAGGAACAAATACTCTCATCTTAGGACTAATTTTTTTAGCTAGTGCCCAATTTTCTTTGTCGCTTGTTTTACGTAATTGAGATGCAAACTCAACAATTGGATCCTTTTCACCAAAGTTAGTTAATGATACCATAGTTTTGTTTCCAATACCATAGTGGAACATTACTTCACGGAATGGATTTTGTTTGTTGAATTTTGAAGGAACAATACGAATAACTTGTTTCCCTACTGACGGTTTCCAGAATGTTTTGGTGCGGTCCTCTTTAGGGCCACCACCCTTTTTGTTTTGCAGCGCGGTTAAGCGTGACTTAATTGCGTTAAGATCCATGTTATAACTTAATTTTGTTTCCGTAAATATACTAAGATCAAATCGAAAGGCCAAACTAAATATTCACTATATTATGAATACTTGTTTTTAATTTGCGTAGATCAGGGCCCTGAGTGAGTAGAATTGTATTTTTGTAGTCGTTCCAGTTTATTTTATAGTTTGGATCAACTATACCTTCATTTAACACTTTAATTAATGTGTTTAGGGCGTTTATTGTATAAAGCGTATTGCTTTCTTTCTTGCGATGTAATAATATTGTATTAGCCATGACACTAGCCCCAACATTACCTGGGTCAATGTTGTAGGTGCATATAAGCTCTTCGCTATCCTCAGACTCTAAGACAAATATTTTGTCATAAAGAATTGTATATCTGCTCTTTATAGCCTCCAGCGTCTCGTTTAATTCCTCTTTCTTAGTGAAAGTGCAGAAAAGTTTATTAGCCAATTCGTATACTGTTATTATTCGTGGCATAAATATGTTAAATTCTTGTTAAATTGCCGTAATTGTCTCCTGTAGCTACTTTGACTTTATGTGGAACTTTGTCAAAAGATGGATTATACTCACATATAGCTATTATTTCTGGTATATGTTTCATCTCATCTTTAGTCATGTCTATTAGAAATGAGTCGTAATTATATAGTACTATTTTACTTTTAAGATTATAGTCACTAAACATAAACAAAAGATATTTTAAAACAGCTACATTCCGTTCAGTTTCATAATATTGTAAATAGTAGTTTAATAATTTACTTGGCGTTAAATCGCGTTTATCGCCGAATAAACCGCTGTTATATTCTTGCCATAATTTATCCGTGAACTCAGAAGCCGCGCGAAAAAACGGCGTATTTAGCGTAATACCACCATATAATTGACGGAATGTTGATACCTTAGCTGTATCAATATCTGCACCCATTTGATTAGCTAGGTCTAGATAAATGTTATCGCCAAAATAAAACGGTTCTTTAAGATGATTATTTAATAATCGTGGATGATACCCATTAAAATCAAACTCAACAAATATATAATTAGTTGGTTCAAACGCGTCGCGTTTTTCTTTTGGTATAGCACTAAAATTTATGCCATTAAACGCGTTAGTTGGTCGTGTTGTTTTATTAAATAAATTATACTTGGTGTATATTTTATTACCAATCATTGAATGTGGTGTATAATTTAATTCAAAGTACTTATTAATTTTTTTAGGGTCACATCCTATACCATTTTTTTCTATTTTATAAAATACATCCGCTGCTTTTATTTGTTGTTCCTGGGTGAGATGGGTATTATCAAAAGTAGATATTTTTTGTTCTTTATCTAGCTTGATTAACTTTTCATAATGTTTAGATATTGGTATTAGTTGGTTTAACCCAACATGATAATACTTGGATTGATATAAATGGTCATGTATTGGTGTATTAAATGTGTTTAAATTAACAGCATTAGCAATATTAAATACTTCATGTAGTGTATAATGTTTATTAGGAAAAAAATATGAGTGGTACTTAATATCATGGCACCATAATATACTTTTAGACTCTAAAAAATTCCTAACTACTTCCCACCTAATATTTAATGATTCAGGATGGTTAACACATATTATATATGGTTTATCATCATTTGTATGATGATAATATACTAAACAAGGTGCTGTTAAAGCAGGATGTATAAGATCATTAAGTGGAACAATATGAATAAACGCTATATTGGATAACGGAAGTTGAAATAACTGCTCTTCAGTCTCAATGATGTAATGCATAAACCTTTATTTCAATAAAGATAAGATAAAATCTTAAGGTAGAAAAACTAAGATTCTCTAAATTGCAAAGGATCA